TTGAACCACGATTAACTTCAATACCAGCGTCCTGGCTTGGAGCACCTGTTTCATCTGAATTAAGTTCGATGATATTATCACCGATTTCAACAGTGTTAGAGTTAACTGTTGTAGTTGTACCAGTAACTGTTAAGTTACCACCAATAGTAACATTACCAGTTGTGTCAACTGTTGTAAATGTACCCGCAGCTGCTGAGTTAGCACCAATTACAGCACCATCAATCGCTCCACCGTTAATATCTACGGTTGCGAACGTTGAAGTTCCTGTTGATGTAATGTCACCACTTACGTCACCAGTTACGTCACCAGTTAAATCTGCTGTTACTGTGTTAAATGTTACGCTGTCAGATGTACCTACTGCCTGTCCGATATCAATCTGACCACCTGCTGTATAAGTAACACCTGTGCCACCGCCTGACAAGAAACTGTCAATTTCAGTCTGTACCCTTGCTTGTGTATAGAACAAGTTCGCACTGTTTTCAGTAAGATTAGCAGTTGTAATACTATTTGTAACAAAGTTAGTAAATGTAATCTTCTTGAGTGCAGAATTTGAACTATCATAAATCAAAAGTAGGTCATTGGTTAAGTCACCAAGACTAGCAACCGCAGTTTGGCCTGTGAATACGGTTTCGTCTACTTTCGCGTTGGTTACAGCCTGATCGGCAATGGCTGGAGTTTTAATTTGTCTAAAAGCCATTATATTTTCCCCATTTCAAATTTGAAATGATCTATAGAATAGATCTATCAGAAGCCTAGAGCTTCCGATAATGGTATTTATTTAAAATAGGAAGTTATTAAGTAGCCTGTTAAACTGGCATGTAGCGGAAAATTACCACATCATTCAGTGCTGGAGCAGTGCTGAATGTTAGTGTTGCGCCGTTAATACTGTAGTCATTTGTTGAGACTATCAGTCCATTTACGAACACTAAAACGCTGTGTACTGTGTGGTCTGCTTGACAAGTGAAGTCGGTTGTACTACCGTCACCTGTGTATTCGTGACTTGTATAAACAAGATTGAGAGTATTATTTGTAACACTACCTGCTTGGAGTTGTGTAACTGTGGCGTGTGCTGAACGATGTTTTATAATTACTTCGCCTCCTTGCGGAACAGCATCATTTAGTGTTAAAATATTATTTGAAACTGTATAGTTTTCTGTAACACCAGGTACTTGTATAACAGCATCTACATATACATCTATTGATTCTGCGTCTGCTGGAGTACTAGCAAGTGTAAAACTACTTTGTGAACTAGCCGTTACCTGATAAACTTCTGTTGATGGTACTGTTCCATCAACTACGCTATCTGTAAAACTAAATCCACCACTACCGTCGGTAGTTAGAATTTGACCAGCAGAACCATCGCTGATTCCTAAATCAGTTAGTTCTTCTGGAACGTCTGTGATTTCAACTAATACAACACCACTTCCTTCGTCAGTAATCTGGAAACCATTTGTTGTATTAAATTTAATAGTTGCTACGTTCGGAACATTTACATTTGGGCTATCGTTTACTTCTAATATACCCAAACCTTGTGTTGCAGCGGCACTTAATCCAAATGTTCCAGTGTAAGTAGCACCACTTACATATACACTGTTACCTGTAAAACTTTTTCCGTTTGGTAGATTTTCACCAATAAAATGTAGTACGCCTGCTTGATAATCAAAGAACCATTCGTCATCGTTACCACTACCAGCAATAAACACCTGATTACTTAAACTACCTGCTCCGGCGGCATCACCAGCAGTGTGAATATAAACTTTAACTAGGTATGTAGATCCAAATTCTGGTGGGATCCAATCACTTACACCAGTTTTCCAAGTTCTATTTGCTGTTGCTGTACTATCAACAGTACATTCAACTGGCGTACTTGTTGGATAAACTGTAACTGTACTAGAACTTGTGCTAGGCATAACGCCTGGAATAGTACTAGCATCTGCCAAAAGTTTATCAGCACGGAGTAAAAGTGGACTAACAATACTTTCGTTGGCGGCAAGTTTATTGGCATTAGTGTCAGTTTTAGCGACACCATAACCTAACTTTTTCCATAAGTAGTCAACTTTTTGGGTATCTGAAACTGCCATTAGCTCGCTGCTCCTACGCTAATTGAGTTGAGCGTTTGGAATCCGTCTAACCCTATACGAACCAGTACGACATTACCTGTTGCGTTACTCATGTTTTCACTACCTAGTGTTAGTGTATAACTGTTATTAATACTTGATCCTGTTGGAATAACATCAGCACCAGTTAAGGCGCAACCGTCACTACCGTTACCACCGCCACTTGTGTTTGCTCCTGGTACGCCTACTCCCAAATACTGTGAGGTACCATCTATCCAACCATTTGCTCCGCTGGCTGTATCAACAGTAGTTCCCGGCGCGGCAATCCAAAGTCCAGCAATACCTGTGCTACTATTAATTGTTACATCAAAGTTAGCAACAACTTGTCTACGGAAAGCAAATGTATAATATTGTCTACCATTGTCACTACTTCTGTCTGGTCCTACTGGCAAATAACCTGTACTTAAATCTTCTGTGTAATGTGTTAGTGTACCTAAACGCACTGTTGCTTCTTGTGTTCCACTGACTGCTTCATTACCCTGCCACACATTGTTTGTATAGTAGTTTGTAGCACCGTTAAAACTAGGTGTATCAGTTGTAGCACTTAGGAAATCTGCTATACGCAAACCACTATCTGTATAAGTTCCGTTACCTAAACTACCGGAAACTGAAACTGTTGTATCGCTAAATCCTGTTGGGTTTGCTGTATGAACTTGAATCTTAGGACCATTTAATTCAACATATCCACCTGTTCCGTTAACATTATACGCTCTAAATTTAATTGTTTCAATACCAATAACACTACTGCTTGTTAAACTAATGGTTTGATCGCCAATAGCATAAGGACTACTTACACCAACGTTAACGTTTGGAATACCACCTGTAAGCATACTACTTGTGCCATCAATATCTGTATATGATTTATACTGTGTACTAACTGTGGCTCCGCTTGTGCTTTCGTAGTTTGTACCATTTGCTATTTCAAATACTTGTGTAGTATCTCTATATGCTTGTCCAGTTAAATTACTAATTGTAGCACCGCTTAATGTTAGTGTTGGGCTACCAGTATTGTAATAAGGAATACCGCTGATATATCTATATGTACCAGCATTATTTTCTGTTAGTGTAGCACTACTTACATCAACTGTAGGTGTGCTTGTCATGTCATCATAAACTACTGTAACATAATTTGTGTTACCAGTTGAGGAATGTTCTAATCTTTGATCGTTAACACCTACATTATAAGATGTTAAAGACTGTGTAATCTTTGCGTCAAATGTTTGATAAAATCCACTTGGGTAACTACTGCCTATTGTAGTATGAGCGTCACCTTGTCCACTTACAATTAAACTTGTAAATGTGCCGTTTTCATTAGTAGCAGTAGTAAATGTTTTGTTACCACTATCAATACCATTGATAATTGCTGTCAGTGTTCCACTTAAACCATCATAAACATTGTTAACTGTACTTGTGTCAATGGTGCCGCTAGTATAACGTCTAGCAGTAGTAGTTGTTAAACTATCTCCTGCGCTAAGTGGGTTAGTGTCACTATTATCTGTAAACCCTGCTGCCAGTTTTGGACTAGAACCTTGATAACTATCTGATAATGTTATAGATGCGCTACTTAATCCGCCAGGCGCACTAGGCACAGCATGTAATGTGAATGTTAAACTTTCGCTATCGCTTTGTGCTGTTAAATCTGGAGTTCCGCTTGCTGTAAGTTGAACTGTATAATTTTGTCCTGTAGCAATACCAGTAAAGTTATGGTCCAGTGTAGCACCTATTGTACCAGCACTACTGCCATCTTCTAAAATAATTGATGGGTTGCCATAAAAATCCCAAACATATTGATCAGCATTTTGTGAAGTGTTTGTAAATCTTGCTAGGGCTCTATTATTGCCGTTGTAATCCGTACCAGCATACAAATCATATTGATTATCACCACTCTTGTCACTTACTGTAACTGCTGTACCTGCTAGGTTAGCACGAACATCTGGTTCAACATGAACTGTAAAGTCAGATGTTACAAAAGGACTATTTCCGTGTGGGGTATTAAGTGTTAGTCTACCAGTATAATCCACTGCTGTTCCATTTGCTTGTTCTGTCGATGTTAAAGAATATTTGTGTGTAATGCTTCTACCATGATCACCACTAGCATTTGTGCCAGCATTTACTGTTGATGTTGTTCCATCTCCCCATGTATAAACATATTGACTACCGTATGTAGCATAACTACCTACTGTTGTTTCTGTGTCGTTTGTAAATGTAACTGTTAACCCGTTATTGCTTTCTTCGTTAATACCAGTTGTAATATCAAGAGAAACTTCAGGAGTATGGTCATCATAAATTTTATATGTGTTATTATCACTTGTAGGTGTAGTACCAGGAGTTGCTGTATTATGACTATCTAAAGTAAGTGTTACTTGTCTTTGTAATTCTTGTTCAACACTTGCTGTAAATGTATGAGCGAGTCTACCACCGCCTACTCCACCAGCACTTGAATCACTAGTGATTACATCCGGTGTGCTTCCATCTCCCCATGCCCATGTATATTGAATTGTTGCTCCACTTGTATTTGTAGTTGTATTTTCAAAATAAATTGTATCACCATCGTCCCATGATGTAATAGGACTTCCGCCTGTTGGTGAATCATAGGCATCAAAACTAACAACAGGAGTTGCTGTATAAATTGTAACATATCCAGTACGTTCTTTACTTGCCGTACTACCACTTCCAGTACCGCCATCATTAAATGCTTCTACACTGACATCAAAAGGACTTCCTGTATTAGTACTATATGTATGTGAAGGAGTTGTACTTGTTGTTGCTGTAGTGGTTGAACCATCACCCCAATCAATAGTATATCTATTTGGATTACCGGTTGATGAAATGTTTAGTGTAACTGCTAAACCCGCACCTCCAACAAGTGGAGAACCTGTAAAATCTACGTCTTTAACAAATGTATTATTACGGATATTTTCGATTGTTTCGTTTAGATCATCAATCGCATCTGTAATTGTTTGTTGTGAATCAAATCCCTGAAAAGCACCATCACCAAATGTTCCATCCACAGGTGTACCCAATGTTAGATTACCGCCACTACCTGATTGAGCATCAACGTATGCTTTAGTTGCTAAATCCTGAGCGTCGGTTGGATCACTAGCATTTTTAACTTGCTTGGTTGAAGCATCAATATTACCAGTAGTGCCAGCGTCTAATACTAAATCATTGTCATCTGCTTTGATTTTATTAGTAGCATGGTTAATGTTAATGGCCAACTTTTCATTCCTCTATAAGTTCGTTTACTATGTATTTATAATAATCTAATGTTAGATCGTAATAGTTGATCTATGATTAGACAATACTACCCAGCCTGAACTGGTGTACATTAATGTTGCTGTTTCTCCAGCATTGTTAAATGTAATACTTGAAAAACCTAACGGCGTGTCTGGTGTTAAAACAACAGTTGATGCCGGGGCACTTACTTGAGCAATGATTTTAATTTGTCCATTTGAACCATCTGGTAAACTAACAGCATTTGACGTTGTGCCATTAAAATGTGAAACTGCTGTACTTGCACTAACTGGGCCAGTAGTAACAACATCTTCACTTGTGCTATTTAAATGTAAATTTTGTGTATAAACGTTTGACCATTCTTTAACATCACTTCCAATGTTATATGCGTTGTCTGTACTTGGTACTACATCACTACTAATGTTTGCGTTTAAAGTTAAACTGCCGCCAGCATTACCAAGTGTAATAACATCACCATTAGCAACAAGTGTACCACCAATATACTGATTGCCACCTACCCAACTACCACCTTGTACCGAAAGAGCAGCCGGAGCATAACCTGGATCAGTTGGATCAGTTAATTCTGTCCAATTTGGTATATTATTTAAATCAATATCGTCTACGCTGTTGAGAGCAAGATCAGTTAATGACGTGGCTCCAGATGAAGTAACACTGGTTGCTGTTACCGCACCTACAATAATGAGTTCGTTGTTGTCTGGATTTATATAAGTTGCCATCCATTTTTCTCCAATATCTATATGTGTATTTAGTTAATTCTACTCATAAAAAAACAGGACCCGAAGGTCCTGTTTCTCTATTTCTAAATAAGCAAATCTTACTGGAATGTAAGTGTGCCAGAGTTAACGGCAATCTTGCTTAGGTAGTCAGCAGCGTTACCAAGAGATGAAGCCTGGTTGCTTAGTTCAACATAACCATAACGTGTCATGAATGAAACAACAGGTTCAAATGTACTTGGATCAAGTACTGTACCGCTTGACATTAGAGGGATATATGGGCAGTAGAACGCAGCAGCGTCAATTTCGCCTTCACCCTTGTAACCAACGATGATGTTGGCACTGTCTGAAGCGTACTGGTTAACGAATACTTTCATTGTACCGTTTAGAGTACCTACAAACTTGGTGTTTGTTGGTGCTTCAAAAGGACCTTCAGTTGTTCTTGCGAACGCTGAAGTTGTCGCACTTTGTAGTACAGTTAGGATAGTTGGTGAAACAACAACCCAGTTACCTGCGCCACGACGTGTTCTTGAAGCAATTAAGTTTGCTGAACGGTTGATAAGAACAGCAAGAGCAGCGTGTTGGTCACCAACGAATGTTGGAGTACCGCTTACACCACCTTGGTTGTAAGTATCAGTTGCTGTACCAGCAAGTGTGTCTAGTGAAGTTAGAACTTCCTGATCGATTTCAGCAGTAATCTCTTGAGCAAGAGCTTGCATGATTTCTGCTTCAACGTCTAGGCCGTGCATAGACTGTGCGTCTTGAGCGGCTTCGAAAGTCCAACGTGCGCTTAGTTTGCGTGTCTTCGCTTCGACAGTTTGCTTTAGTACCTGGATGCTTAGAGCGCGGCCTGCTTCTGCTTCAAGAGCTGAAGTAGAATCGGCTTTGCCTGAACTAGCATTACCAGAATAACCATTAGCAATAGCAAATGGGCTTAGGGCTTCGTCACCAGCAGTAACGCCAGCGGCGGTTGCTGAGTAACGTACACGTAGAGTGTGGATTTGACCAACAGGTCCAGTCATTGGCTGTACGCCAACTAGTTCGTTAGCAATAACGGTTGGCATAACACGACGGATAACTGGTAGGATCACTTTGTTTAGCGTGGCAACGTTGCCAGACATTGTAGTGCCAGCAGCTGCAGTCTCAGCGAGATACGCTTTTGTATTCTCGAGAGTTGCTTCCATAACCGCTTTCTTGTTGCCTGTCAAACCGTCAGTAAGGGCGCCTTTAGTAACGTCCCAATTTTCAAATAGGTTTTGTGACATTTTGGTATACTCCTTTAATTTAAATAATACCGGCTAATTTTCTTAGGTTAATAATTTCAGCATCGCTATCAGTGTCCTGTGTGCGAGCCTTGTTACCTGTAATCTCAGTCTTCTGAGACTCGTTTAGAGTTTGCGCTTTAGATGTTGTTTGTTCGTTAAGAACAGTTGGTAAATACTTTTTAAACGCTGTTGACAATCTGTCAGTAGCAACGCTTTCAAGTAAGTTACCCATCAATTCACGCTTATCTTTTGCTAATGGGCCTAGCAAGTCAGCAAGTACTTTAGCACGATCTTGTGCTTCAGCAACACGTTTTGCTTTTTGCTCTGCTTCATTAATCATTTCTTCCTTCTCTTCAACAACTTTCTGTGTTTCGGTTAATTGAGCCTTAACTTCTTCAAGTTGCTTATTAAGAGAAGAAATTTGAGTACCTTCTGCGAGATGAGAACTCATAAACTCAGTAGCAAAAGTTTCGAAGATCTTACGACCAAACATATTTTCTTTTGCTTTCTGAATGTCTTCTTTTAGTGTACCTAGCTCTGATGTAATTGTTGATTCAACAATACTTGCTAGTTTAGTAGAAGCCTTTTCAATGAATTTCGCTTTCGCTTCGGCAATCATTTCCTTGCCTTCCTGAACAAGTTTAACTTTCTGTTCTAGTAAGTCTTTTTTGTCCTGGTGGAAATCGTTAAGTTCTGTTGTTAGTTGCTCCATTACGAAGTCTTCTAACTTGGCAAAGTTACCTTCTTGAAGTTTACGGTCATCACGAAGTTCCTGTACTTCAGTTTTTAATGTTTCCATTACAAACTGGTCCAGTAACTTAGCATGTTCCGCAATCGCTTTTTTGTAAGATACACTTGCTTGGATAGCGGCTTGTTTGTCTTCAGCAAACTCAGACAATTCAGTTTTAATTGTGTCAGTTAGCATAGCGTCCATCGCTTCTACCATCTGCTCTTTGTCTGATTCATAACGCTGTGCGAATTCTTCACGTAATTCAATAGTGATTTCTTCGCGAGCTTCTGAAAGTTTCGCTTCCCAGGCTTCAGTAAGTGTACTACGCACTTCTTCTGAAAGAACTTCTGAACTTAGGAGTTGTTCGATTGCATGAGCCATTTACGTTCTCCTAATATCTAGGTTATTAATCAATCTAAGTACCTCTTCCTGGAGATACTTTTGTGCTTTAGTGTCATGGTTGGTAGCCTTAGCCACGTCCATTAAAATATTTCCACGCTTACCATTCATAATCGCTTCATATAATGGATCTGGATATGCGTCCGGTGCACTTGGGTTAGCAACAATATCTACTGTTTGAATTTCGAAACCACTAACATTTCCGCTTCCGTCTACTTCTCCGCTACCTCTACTTGACACACCTAGCCTACACTTGTTTTCCAATAAGGTTTTACAAATATTACCCATTGGAGTTGGTAGTAGTCTGAGGCGTCCTAAACCATCACTGCCGTTCATCCACATCTTTTCGATGATATGGCTTACACGGTCTAGATTTACTTGTAAATCATCTGGATGGTCTGCTTCACCTAATACTGAATATCCCTCATCAATTCGTAACTGAATATTTTTAACAGCCTTTGAAATTTCTGTAACGGGATAAACACGTTGGTTTTGATTACGCTTTTCACCTTGTACAAAGATGCCTTCCATGTACAGGTTTTTGTTGCCGTTGCCGTCATCTTTGGCTTCAACAATACAATTTGCCTGGTCAAATGAAAGTTTTTCTACAAGGGTTACATTAGCCATAATCTATTATCCTTTTGCCTTTGGAGCAGGTTTTAAATCACCAGCGTCTTGTGGGCTAGTTGCTTCCATTTTCTTTGGAGCAGGAGCCTTACCGCCTTTTTCAGCACCGCCTTTTGATACCATGTCATTACCTGACTTGTTACCGCCTTGCTTGCCGAATGGATCTTCAATACCCTTGCTTACTGGGCTTGATTTACCGTCTGAACCATCTGTGTGAGTTACGTTAACTGCTGTTAACTTGGCTTCTTCGTCTAGTTCTTCAACTTCGGTTTCATCTAATTCTTCTTCTTCGCCTTCAAACGCCATTTCTTCTTCCATGTCATCTTCCATGTCATCTTCCATGTCGTCTTCTTCGTCAGCATCGTCGCCAACTAGTTTTGCGAATTCAGCCTTAAGATCGGCTAAAGCATCGTCGACACTTGCGATAGCATCTTCAACACCTGATTCATCTCCGTCCATTTCTTCGTCGTCGTCGGCTAGTTCCATTTCAGCGTCTAGATCCATGTCTAGTTCACCTTCATCTTCATCTTCACCTTCGCCAAACGCTTCTTCGGCTTCAATTTCTTCTTCGTCAGACGCAATGTCGTCTAGGAAGTCGCCGGCTTCTTCGTCGCCGATTGCTTCTTCCAGATCATCTTCATTGATATCGTCTTCAACGATTTCATCTTGCTCAACAAGATCTGACCAGATCTCACGAGCTTTTTCTACGAAAGTCTCATGTAATAGCTCTTGAGCTGTTTGCTCTTCACCATTAACTAGGGACTCGATAATTTTTGTATAACGATCACGAGCACTCATATTAATCTCCTTTAAAGAATAGGTTATAACATTACTATTTAAGATGTCTTGGTATAATATAAAGTAAAACGCGGTTAAAACCGCGTTTTTGGTTAAAATAAAGTTTTTTACTGCTAAAAAACGTTATTGTTCTGGTTGTGCTTGTCCTGCTCCACCATATTGTTGCTTATATTGTGCTACTTGCTCAATATGCTCTGCTTTGGACAATTCACGCATGTTTCTTAGTTTGTTCAAGTGTCTTAGTGTAAGTTTAGGACGTCTTGTATCATCTACTTCCCACTTGTTAAATTCATCGTCTTTTGCGTTTTGTGCTAATTCGCCAAATCTCATTATTGTTCTCCTTGTCCTGTTCCTGGAATAGGACTAGTTGCCCCACTAGTTGACTCTGCTCCTGCTGACGGATCTGCTCCAGCCATGTCTTCACCACCTGCTTCTTCTGGAGGTGCTGTTTCAGTTGGCTCAAAACCTTCAATGTCACCACTACGCAATCCTAGTGTACCCAAGCCACTCTTGCTTTCAAATTCAGGACTACTGTCGGTGTTTTCATCTCTCCACATTGCTTCGTTTTCCACAATCTCATCTTCACTAAGACCAAGATATTTCTTGAGTATAAAGCGTCTGCTAAGATAAGGAACGCCTTCAAGATTGCCGAACAACGCCGCTCTGCTGTTGTCAATTTCAATTTCTCTGTATTGACTAAAGCTCTGTGGCTCAATAAATTGTAAATCAAATAAACTACTAGGTACTTCGATTCCTCTAAATTTAAGGAACAGTTTAAATTCTTTATCTAGTTCACTTAGTAGTATACGCTGTATTCTCTGACAATACTGACTGAAACGAAACTCCTGAATAAGAGCAGTACCTACTCTACCATCTGTAAATGCGGCAGTTCCATCATCTGGGCCTGTTGGCAAGTAACTACTAGGTACTCGCAAACCACGCATTAATTTGTTGTTAAAGTATTTTAAATCATCAATCTCACCAAGGTTGTTTCCACCTTGTAGTACGTCAACCTTACTACCACGTCCTTCACCTGTTTGAGCAAAAAAGTAGTCTTCCATAATTGACAGTGGGTTATAAGCGGCATCCATGACGTTTGTGCCACCACCAGTTTTGTTTGGAATACGAGTTTGGTGTACTTCGTTTTTAACTCTTTCTACAAATGCCATTGCTTTGTGTGCTGGCATGTTACCTACATCAATATAAAACACACGTCTTTCTGGCGCACGTTGTACACGGTAGATAATAATACTATCTTCTAGTAATTCTTTTTGCTTGTATACTTTGAAAACTGCTTCAAGAATACTGACACCAAA